CTCAGATTTTTGCGCGCGCAGGTTTCGGGGGAGGGGGGGGTATCCCGCCATGGGTAGCAGAGGCCCACTCCCGAAGCCGCCGGAGCTCAAGGCGCTCGAAGGCGGTCGCGGTCATCGGCCGCTCGAGCTGGACAAGCTGTTCCGGCCCGAGGTCGGTTTGCCCGAGTCGCCGCGGTGGCTCATTCCCGAGGCGAAGAAGGCGTGGAAGCGGCTGTCAGCGGAGCTGCTCCGCTACAACTTGCTGAGCAAGGTCGACCGCGACGCGTTCGCGATGCTATGCCAGACGATCGGCAGGCTCGAGCAGGTCGAGCGCGGGCTGCAGGCGAAGCAGGCGCTGCTGATGAAGGACGGGAAGGACCCGACCGATGCCTTCATGGAAGTCACGCCTGCGGTATGCGCGTCCAGTCCGCGCTGTACCAGGTGCTGAATAAGGAACAGGGAAAGCTGCACAAGCTGCTGGAGACGTTCGGTCTGCGGCCCGACGCACGGGCGCGGGTAACGGCAAGCATTCGCGCGCAACTGCAGCTATTCGAAGGGCAGGGCGGAGAGGGTGCCTCGGCCAGGCCATCAGCGGAGAGCGCCGGCAGCTTCTCCGACTTCTGAGGTCGGCGATGTCAACGTACTTCGAGCGTGCCAGGGCGTACGCCGACCGCGTCATCACTGGCGCCGAGGTTGCCGGCAAGTTCGAGCGCCTGGCGGCGCAACGGTTTCTCAAGGATCTGGAACGTCAGGGAAGCGAAGGCTTCCCCTACGTGTTCGACGAGGCAGCAGGCGGCAGGGCCTGCAGGTTCATGGAACTGCTGCCGCACATCAAGGGTGAGTGGGCGAAGCCGACGTATGTCGACGGCAAGTTCCGCTATCCGAAGCTCGTCTTGCAGGACTGGCAGGTATTCATCGTGATCAACATCTTCGGCTGGAAGCACGCGGAGACGCTCATGCGGCGCTTCCGTCGCGTGTACGAGGAGGTCGCACGCAAGAATGCGAAGTCGACGCTGGCGGCCGGCATCTTGCTGTTCGCGGTGGCTGCCGACGGCGAACCTGGCGCCCAGGTGTACAGCGCGGCCACGACTGGCGAGCAGGCGCGCGAAGTGTTCGACGTGGCACGCAACATGGCGCTGCGCGAACCGGAGTTCCTCGCCCGCTTCGGCGTCGACGTGGGCAAGCACGACATCACGATCGCCGATACCGCGTCGTCGGCGAAGCCGCTCAACGCCGAGGCGTCGACGCTCGACGGCCTGAACGTCCACTGCGCGATCGTCGACGAGCTGCACGCGCACAAGACCCGTGCGGTGTACGACGTCATCGACACGGCGACCGGCGCACGCGCCCAGCCGCTGATCGTCATGATCACCACGGCCGGAAGCAACCGGGCCGGCATCTGCTACGAGCAGCGGTACTACACGACCAAGGTACTGGATGGCGTCCTCGAGGACGAGACCTGGTTCGGCATCATCTTCACGATCGACGATGGCGACCAGGCGGACGACCCGAAGGTCTGGCGCAAGGCGAACCCGGGCCTGGGCGTGAGCGTGAAGCTCGACGACATGCAGAACGCGGCGCGCAAGGCGAGAGCCATGCCGAGCGCGATGGGCAACTTCCTTACGAAGCGCCTGAACGTCTGGGTCAACGCCGACTCGACGTGGATGGACATGCAGGCATGGGACCGCTGCGCGAACCCGGCGCTGCGCTTCGACGAACTGGCGCACCTCCCGTCATGGATTCCGCTCGACCTGGCCAGCAAGATCGACGTGGCCGCCGGCCCGCGCTTGTTCTTCGACCCGGATGTCGATCGCTACTACCTGTTGAGCCGCTTCTGGCTGCCGCAGCGCGCGATCGAGAACGGATCGAATGCGCACTACGAAGGGTGGAAGCGGTCCGGGCACTTGATCGAGACACCGGGCGAGGTCATCGACTTCGATCTGATCGAGGACGCGATCCGCGAAGACGCTGCGGCGCTCGATGACCTGCGCGAGGTGCCGTTCGATCCCTGGCAGGCCACGCAACTGGCCAGCCACCTGATCGGCGAGGGTCTGCCGATGGTGGAGTACCGGCAGACCGTGCAGAACATGAGCGAGCCGATGAAGCAGCTCGAGGCGCTGGTGCTGGCAGGTCCGGAGCGTTTCCAACATGACGGCAACCCGATGATGACCTGGATGATCTCGAACGTCGTCTGCCACCGCGATGCGAAGGACAACATCTACCCGCGCAAGGAACGCGTGGAGAACAAGATCGACGGCCCGGTGGCGGCCATCATGGGACTCGGCCGCGCGATGGCCGAGACGCCGAAGGACGAGATCGGCTCGGACTACGAGCTCCTGGTGGTCTGATGCACCCGGTCGTTCATGACGCCAGCATGCTGGCGGGCCTCGCCATGGCCGCCTCCGGTGCGTACCTGGTATGGGGCCTCGGTCCGGCGCTGCTCATTGCAGGCGTCTGCACGATGGTCGTCACCGTCCTCGAGGCGCGCAGCTGATGTTCCGCTCGCTCTTCAGATCGGACGCGTCGGATCGTTCGCCGTGGGGCAGCTTCTGGTTTTCGTCGATCGGCTCGCTGACGGGCTCCGGCGTCCGCGTCAACGCGGACACGGCGATGCAGCTGACGACGGTGTATGCCTGCGCTCGCGTGCTGTCGGAGTCGTTCGCGCTGCTGCCATTCCGGCTCTACCGGCCCCGTATCGGCGGCGGTCGACAGCAGGTTCAGGATCACTGGCTGTACAGCCTCTTCGCACGTCGCCCGAATCGTTGGCAGACTCCGTTCGAGTGGCGCGAGATGCTGCAGGGCCACCTCGCGTTGCGTGGGAATGCCTTCTGCCAGATCGTCGAGGACGGCCAGGGCGGCATTGCCGAACTGCTGCCGATGCACCCGGACCGGATCTCGGTGGAGATGACCGATGACGACTACGGGTTCCGCTATCGGTACGTGAAGCGCGGCGGCGAGACGGTCTTCCTGGCGCGGCAGCAGGTGTGGCACCTGCGCGGCCTGAGCGGCGACGGGGTCGTCGGCTACAACCCGATCGAAGTTGCGCGCGAGGCCATCGGTGAGGCTCTCCAATTCCAGAGCTACAGCGCTCGCTTCTACGCGAACAACGCGACGCCTCCGTTCTGGATCAAGTACCCAGGGAAGATCGCCGACAAGACGGCGCGCGACAACCTGCGCAGCTCGATCCAGGATGCAACGGGTGGATCGAACCGCGGCAAGGCGATGGTCCTGGACCAGGGCCTCGAGCTGCAGCCGCTGAACATCAATCAGCGGGACATGCAATTCATCGAGGCCCGGAAGATGAAGGCCACCGACGTGGCTCAGCTCTTCCGCGTTCCGCCGCACAAGGTGGGTCTGCTCGAGCGATCGACGAACAACAATATCGAGCAGCAGGCGATCGAGTTCTGGACGGACACGATGCAGCCCTATGCCGAGCGATGGGAGTCATCCGCGGAGTGTTCGCTGCTCGGTGAAGACACCGACCTCGAGGTCGAGTTCGACATGCGGGCGCAGATGCGCGGCGACAGCACGGCGCGCGCGGCCTACATCAGCAACGGCGTGAACGCCGGCTGGCTGACCCGCAATGAAGGCCGCGGAATGGAAGGCCTCGACCCGCTCGATGGGCTCGACGAGCCGCTCGTGCCGGTGAACCTGCGCGAAGAGTCCGAGCCAGATCCCAACGCCAAGCAAGGTCAGGACGATCAGTCGTCAGCGCCGCCGGCGGAGGAAGACGCGTCCGAGAAGGATGCGCGCCTGGCGTCGCTCCTGCGCGGCAACGCTGACCGCATGGCGCGACGTCTGGCGAAGGGTGAAACGGTGGCCGCCCCGGTCCTCGCCGAGGCGCTTGCGATCGAAGAGTCCGTGGCGCTTGACTGGCTTGCGCGCTGCACGGGCCTGCGGCTGAACGAATCCGACTACTCCGCGCTGCTCATGGCGCTTGGGAGCACGAAATGAACACGCCTCTGTCGAAGCGAATCGTCGTCGACGACGAGCGCGACGAGTTCACCTTCGACGGCTCCCGCTTCGGGGCCGAAGCGTTCGCGGGGCTGCTGCTTCAACCGACGCAGCCGGGACGCTGGTTCCGTGTGGTCGAAGTGCGACCCGGTTCCGCAATCACGATCGAAACCAAGCAGGAAGAGGCCCCCGAATGAATACGCGATTCCTGGCCTGGTGCCTCTCGACGCCCTGGGCGATGCAACCCGAGGCGATGCGCGCCTTCGCGATGATCCTCGCGCGACGGTACGGCACCGTCCGCGCAGGCGACCATCGCGACGACACCCAATACGACGACGCGGGCAACCCCATGCCGAAGGCGCAGGCTGCTGCGGCGCGCGTCGGTTCGCCCCGCTCGGGCGCTGTGGCAGTCATTCCCGTCCGGGGCGCGATCGTGCAGCACGCGAGCAGTCTCGGCCCATGCGAGGGCGGCACGAGCACGCAATCGATCAGCCAGACGCTGCGCCAGGCGAACGCTGACGAATCGATCTCGTCGATCGTGCTCGACATCGACTCGCCCGGCGGCTCGGTCTACGGCGTGTCCGAGCTGGCGGCCGAGATCCGCGCGAGCGCGAAGCCCGTCACGGCAGTCGCCAACAGCCTCGCGGCGTCTGCTGCCTACTGGCTCGGCACCGCGGCCTCTGAGTTCTTCGTCACCCCGGGTGGCGAAGTCGGCTCGATCGGCGTCTGGATGGCGCACGAGGACTGGTCGAAGGCGATGGAAGAGGCCGGCGTGAACGTCACGCTGATCTCGGCGGGCAAGTACAAGACCGAGGGTCATCCATACGGCCCCCTCGACGCCGAGGCGAAGGGCTTTCTGCAGTCGCGCACGGACGACTACTACGGCGCGTTCACGCGAGACGTGGCGAAGGGACGCGGTGTCGCGATCGACGCCGTGCGCGGCGGCATGGGCCAAGGCCGAGTCCTCGGCGCGTCGCAGGCCAAGGCCGAGAACATGGTCGACGGCGTGATGACGTTCGACCAGGTCGTCCGGCATTCGATGGCCAAGGGCAAGCCCGCTGCGGGCCGTTCCGCTCTCGCTGCCTCGCAGCGCCGCGTCCAGATCGCACAACTCGAGGGCTGACCCATGCCGCGCGTCTTCGCTCCCGCCCCGTTCCGTTGGCCCCCTCAGACGGGCACCGACTACCCCTATGGGGCGCAGGACATCGCGAGCGATACCTTCGTTCAAACGCTGATCGCGGCCGGTCTGGTGCAACGTGAAGGCGCGGGGCCCGATCCCGGACTGCCTGCGGGCACGCTGGGCCCTGTGCGCGTCACCACGGCGGGCGTCGTCACCGGCCCGACGGGTGGTCCCACTGCGGCCATGCTCGCGGGGCGTCCGACGCCGCGCGGGCGCCGCTCGATCCCCTGCGGCGGTTCCGAGATCGCCCGGGGCTTCGTGCGCAAGGTCACCGGCGCGACTGGCGTCGTGTTCAACGCGGCCACGCAGCGAATCAGCGTCACGACGACCAGTGCCCACGGCCTGGCCACCGGCGCCGAGGTCTTTCTCGCGAACGAGAACGCGATCGCGCCGTTCTTGAACAACGGGCTCATCACGGTCGACAACGGCTTCGCCTACGGAACTATCACCGTCACTGGCGTCACCACCTTCACCATGCCGTACTGGTCGGCGTTGCCGGCCGGCTCGCCGTACCTGTCACTGAATGGCACGAGCACGTCGGCCTTCACGGTCCATGCGCTGGCCTTTGCCACGCCGATGTCGGCGGCGAACGAGCTGAATCACTGGCTCGGCGGCGCATTCGAGATGCCCCTGTCGATCGCGACGGGCTCGAACAATTCGATGAACTTCCTCGAGCGCATCCCCGCGCTCGTGACACTCGCTGCCGCTGCGGCGTTCGACGAGCTCGCCGGTACCTTCGGCATCGGCAATACGCTGCTCTGGGCGTTCAACCATTCATGGACGGTCCCGCAAGCGGTCGCGCAATGCGTCTCGGACATGAGGGCCTTCTGCACAGCTCTCTCGCCCTACGGCATCACGTGCCGTCTGCAACTCCCGCCGGCTCAGCTCAACTCCACGGGCGCAACCATCGCTGGCACACAGGCCGTCAACGAGGCCCTGCGCCAGCTCGCGCTCGATCCGAGCCTGCGCCTGGTGCTCGAGGACGCGATGAACTGGGTATCGGACCCGACAACCGGCCTTGCGCGTACTCGCTTCCTCCTGAACGGCACGGACAACGTGCACCCATGCGCTGAGGGGGTCAAGTACGTCTCGCGCAAGCAGGCCGATCTGGACGTGGTTCGCGGCAACCACGCGCCGAGCAACTACCGGCTGGCGTTCAACCCGCTGGACAACTACAAGTCCGACGCGACGAGCCTGCAGCTCTTCGACCCGATGGTGGCGGCTACGCCGACGAATGCGGCCTCGGGCCTGGACGCAAAGGCATTGGGCAACGTGCCCGACCTGGTCACCGTCATCACGCTGGCGGGCAACGCGAGTCGTGCTGCCACGTACAGCTTCGAGCAGTGCGGCGAGCTGTACCAAATCTATGCGTTGCTCACCGCGGGCGCCGGCGGCGACACATTCTTGACCGGCGTCACGAACAAGGTCGGCGCTCGCAAGCTCGATACGCTGTTGGCCGCGCTGGCGGGCAACAAGTTCTTCTGCGGATGCGACTTCTCGTTCACGCCGCTGACGGGGAGCTGGACGTCGATCGACACCTACTTCCAGGCCACGATGTCGTATGGCGCCGGAGTGATCTCGAACCAGCTCTCGTACCTCAGCGCTGACACGCTCAACGCAACGCTCAACCCGGACGGGCCACTCATCGAGCCGCGCCTCGGGCCGGCCCTGATGCGTCCGTTCACGCTGCCGGCCGACATGACGGCCATCAGCGGCGCGGGTCTGTACTTCAACGCGACGGCGGCAAGTGCGGGGACAGCGCTGTTGCGCATCACGCTGCCCACCCTTCGGATCATCACCTAAGGAGCGCATCGTGCATCTCGAAGAGCGCAAGCTGTTCTCCTCGCTGGACTTGCCGGGCAATCCGCAGGACTACGTAGGTCAGACGTTCTACTGCTGCGAGCGCGGCGTCAATCCAGGCTACTTCACCCCCTGGGACTCCTGCGGCGGGCAATGGACCCCGCGAGGCCCGTCGTACACCGGTACGGTGGCCAACCTACCCGCGGCTGCGAATGTCCGAATCGGAACGCGCGCGGTCATCGACGAGCCCGCGCCTGGCGGCCTCACGCGTCCGCCGGCGGCCGGCACGAAGATGCGCCGACTGAAGCTGATCTGCGGCGTGCAGCCCGACGGCGTCACACCTGTCTGGCTCCCGGACGGCAAGCAGGTGCTCTTCCAACTCGGCGGCACGACTTCGGGGCCGTCTATCGCCGATTGGACCGCTCCGGCGGGGACCAGCATCATCGGCGAGGTGGGCCTGATCCCGGCCAATCTGCTCGCGAACGCGAACTCAAAGCTCTGGTGGGACGCGCAGGTCGGGCGCCACACGACCGCTACGGCCACTGCCGACGCCATCCTCGCGCTTGGCACCTCCGGCACTGCCGGCACAGCGTTGAGCGATGTCACCACGCTCGCGGCGAGTGTCAGCGTGATCGGCTGGCTCCTGGGCTCCATGTGGGTCAAGACCGCAACGGCCGAGGACTGCACGATCACGAATACGCCTCAAGGCAAGGCGAACGTCGCCGCGCAGGCCACTCTCGCAATCGACCTGACGGCGCTGCAGACGCTGCAGTTCGCAGTCGCCAACGCTGCAAACCTCGACATCTTCAACGTCCGGTCGCTCACGATCGGTGTCTGCTGAAACCCCGAATCGAAACCCGGGCTCGCACGGCCCATCCGCTGACCGTCCGTCGATGAACCAGCGCGGCCCGTAGGCCACCTGTGCAATCCCGCTGGGCCGCCTCGTGCGGCCCTTGTCACGTCTGAGCCCGCAGGTTTGTACCTGGCGGGCTTTTCCATCTGGAGAACGCTATGTCCGCACGCATCCGTGCCCTGCAAGCCAAGCAGAAGGCCGCCATCGACGCCGCCAAGGCCATCAACGCCAAGGTCGACGCCGAAGGCCGCACCGCCCTGACCGACGAAGAGTCGGCCTCCCTGAACGCGCATCTGGCCGACGCCGCCAGCATCAAGGCGCAGATCGACACGCAGCACGCGCTCGAGCTGGCCGAGGCCGGCCTGAACGCCAATGGCGGCGTCACGATCCCGGCCGGCGCCACGATCACCGTGACCGAGAACCTCGCCAGCGATCCGAAGCGCGGCTTCGCGTCGATCGGCGAATACCTCAAGGCCGTCCAGTCCGGAAGCCAACGCAATGGCGCCGTCGATCCCCGTCTGACGATCAGCGCAGCTGCGCCGAGCACGTTCGGTGGTGAGGGCGCTGGCGCCGATGGCGGCTTCCTCGTCCCGCAGTCGTTCTCGAACGACATCTTCACGTTGTCGCTGACCGACGGTGCGCTTCTGCCGCTGACCGACAACACGCCCGTCGACGGGAACGGCATGGTCTTCCCGAAGGACGAGACCACGCCGTGGGGCACGAACGGCGTGCGCGCCTACTGGCAGGCGGAAGCCTCCGCTGCCACGGCCACGAAGCCGGTCCTCGGCACGCAGGCCATGCGTCTGCACAAGCTGATGGGCCTCGTGCCGCTGACGAACGAACTGCTCGCCGACACCTCGGCGGCCGGCTCGTTCGTGATGGGTCTGATCGCGCGCTCGATCCGCTGGAAGACGAACGAGGCGATCCTGTTCGGTTCGGGCGAAGGTCAACCGCAGGGCATGTTCAACAGCGGCGCCGTGATCGTGCAGGCCAAGGAATCCGGCCAGGCCACGCAGACGCTGCTGGCGATGAACATCGCGAACATGGTCGCTCGCCTGCCGCCCGGCGCCTATGGCGATGCGCAGTGGTTCATCACGCCGGATCTGCTGCCCTCGCTCTGGACGCTGAACAGCAACAACCAGATCCTCTACATGCCCTATGGCGTCGGCAGCGGCCCGTTCCAGTCGAGCCCCTACGGCACGCTGCTGGGTCGCCCGGTCAACGTGTCGCAGCACGTCCCGGCGTTCAGTTCGCAGGGAGATCTCTCGCTCGTCGTGCCGAACTGGTATCGGACCATCACCAAGAGCGGCTCGGGCATCCAGTCCGACCAGTCGATGCACCTCTACTTCGACGCCGACGTGACGGCCTTCCGAGCCACCTTCCGCATGGATGGTGGCTCCAAGATCGGCGCCGCGATCTCGCAGGCCAAGGGCTCGAAGACGCTCTCGCCGTTCGTGCAGCTCGCCGCGCGCTGATCCGCGGAGCCTGCCGGGCGGCGGGCTCTCGTTCCCCTCTTCATTCGGAGAAATCACCATGTATCTGAACCAGAAGCCCAGCGAGTCGCTGGCGGTGCTTGGCACCATCGATCCGGTCAGCCAGGCGGCTGGCACGGTCACCACGGGCTGGCTCGACGCCGGCCAGTACTTCAGCGTGATGGCGCTGATCCAGACCGGCGTGCTCGGCGCGTCGGCCACGGTCGACGCCAAGCTGCAGCAGGCGACCGACTCGTCCGGCACCGGCGCGAAGGACGTCACGGGCAAGGCGATCACGCAGATCGTCAAGGCCTCGGGCGACAACAAGCAGGTCCTGCTGAACGCCAAGGGCGCCGACTTCGACGTGGAGGGCGGCTTCCGCTACTTCCGCCTGTCGATCACGGTCGGCACCGCGGCCTCGCTGATCGGCGCGACCGTCTTCGGCTGCTACCCGCGCTTGGCCGTCGTCACGAACCAGGCCGCGACCGTCCAGGTCGTCTGACCTGATCACCAACTCCTCCTGAGTCAGGCGACTCTTCGCCCCGCCCGGCCAATCCCAGGCGGGGCTCTCTTTTCCCGGAGCCCCCATGAAGACCATCACGCTCGACTACGACTACACCCTGAACGGCGCCGTCCGCTGGCCCAAGGACGTCGCGCACGAAGCCAACGAAGAACTGCGCAAGTTGCTCGCCGACGGCGTCGCCGGTGCCGAGAGCGAAGCCGACGACGGCGTGCAGGCGTCTGCACAGGCCGCCGAGCAGGGCGCCTGAACGTGGCTCTCGTCCAACTCGTCGGTGCGGCCACCGAGCCGGTGACGCTCGCCGATGCGAAGAACCACCTTCGCATCGACAGCGACATCACGCAGGACGACGCGCTTCTGGCCGTCCTGATCGGTGCTGCGCGCCGGTACGCCGAGAGCTGGACGAATCGCAGCTTCATCACGCAGACCTGGCGCCTCACGCTCGATTGCTTCCCCGCCCTGTCCGCCCGCGAGATGGCCGGCATTCAACTCGAGCGCGGAAACGTGCTAAGCGTGCAGAGCGTCAACTACCGCGACCTGACGCGAACGAACCAGGTCATGCCGTCGACGGACTACCTCGTTGACATCGCCACGAACCCGGGCCGGATCACGCCGCAGTTCGGCAAGATCTGGCCGATCCCGGTTCCGGAAATCGCTTCGGTGTGGGTTGACTTCACGGCCGGCTACGGGCCTTCGGCCACAGACGTGCCGGAGGGCATTCGTCAATGGATTCTGCTGCGGTTGTCGACGCTGTATGAGCGCCGCGCCGAGGCCGAGATCGTCGCCAAGGGGCGGCTCGAGCCCATGCCATTCGTTGACTCGCTGCTCGACCCCTACCGGATCGTGACCCTGTGACCACGACATCCGATCTTCGGCACCGCGTCACGCTTCAAGCGCATCCAGTCAATGGCGACGGTACGCCGCAGCGAGACAGCTTTGGCCAGCCTCTGCTGACATGGAACACGATTGCCACGGCATGGGCGAAGGTCGAACCGACCTCCGGCAGCGAGACGGTGGAGGGGGAGGCGGTCATGGCGCAGACGTCCTACATCGTCACCGTCCGCTATCGCCCAGGGATCACACCGAAGATGCGCCTCGTCTACGCCGGCAAGCCGCTGGAAATTCAATCGGTCATCGATGTCGAAGAGCGGCATTTCTGGCTCGAGATGGTCTGCACGGCGGGCATGACCCAAGGCTGAAACATGGCGTTCCTCGTCGACTTTCAGGCACTGCTCAATGGGTGCGCCTCGGGAGGCGCCTGGTACGGCGTGAATTCCTCCGAGCCGCTTCCGTTGGCGAACGACGGCACCGTGGCGCCTTACATCTGTTGGCAGCGCATCGTCTCGACGGACAACGTCACGCTCGGCGGTTCAACGCTCCTGCAGAACACGCGCCTTCAAGTGGACATCTTCGCGCCGCGCATCAGCGACGCCGAGACCACGCGTATCGCTGTTGACGCCGCATTGCTCGGGTCCGCCTACACGGTGATCCCGCTCGACACGCAAGACCTCTACGAGCCCGCACCGAAGTTGTTCCGAATCATCCGCGAATACAGCGTCTGGTCGACCGGCTGAGGTCGACCGCCTTCATCACACGAGCCGCCCTGAGCGATCTGAGGCGGCTTTTTTCATTCCCGCGCCCTGCGGGCAACCACCGGAGAAACCTCCATGTCCTCTTCTGCGATCACCGCGCAGGGCTCAACCCTGCAAATCAACTCGACCACCGGCGCTGCGAAGACCATCAGCGCCGTCACGGTCGGCAACCCGACGATCCTCACGATCACGGCCAACGGCTTGACGAAGGGTGACCTCGGCACCATCGCGGGCCTGACGGGCGCCGATGCGGCCCTCCTGAACGGGCAGCAGCTCGTGGCGAAGTACGTGACGACGAACACGATCGCTGTCGACGTCGACACGACCGGCAAGACGATCACGGCCGGCGCGGGTACGTACACGCCGGTGCAGTGGGCGACCATCGCCAACGTCAAGTCGTTCAGCGGCGTCGACGGGAAGACCGCCGAGATGGACGTCTCGAACCTCGCTTCGTCGGCCGTGGAAGTGATCATGGGGCTGACCGATTCGGGCAACTTCTCGTTCGACTTCGACCGCGACAACAGCGACAACGGGCAGACCAAGTGCCTGCTGGCCAACGCGGGCTCGCTGCTGAAGACCTTCAAGCTGACGACCCCGGATGCGCACACGGCGACGTTCTCGGGCTACGTCACGCAGTGGCCGATGTCGGGCGGCGTGAACCAGACGGTCAAGGGCACGGGTGCGATCCGCATCACCGGTGCCGTGACCTACGCCTGAGGCCACGCGATGCTGACCAGAGAACAACTTCGCGCGCGCAAGCCCCTGCGGACGGCCTCCGTGGTCCTCCCGGAAAGGGGCGGAGAAGTCACCGTCTGCCGCCTTTCCGGCGCCGGCCGCGACTTCGTGATGTCGGGGAACGACGATCCGGAGAGTGACGCCTGGCGGGTCGGCTTCCGTGATCGCATCGTCGTCTCGACGCTCCTCGACGAGAACGGCGACCGCGTGTTCGCCGACGACGAGGTCGCGTTCATCCGAGAGATGGACGCGGCCGATGTCAGCGCGATCTTCACGGCCGCCTGCGTGTTGAACGGGTTCGGCGGTGCCGCAGTGGATGCATCGGAAAAAAACTCCGAAGCCGCCACGAGCGGCGCTTCTACTTCCGCCTCGCCGGCCACCTCGGATGCACCGTCCGAGAACTCCTCGAGCGAATCGACAGCGACGAGCTGACCGAGTGGATGGCCTTCGAACGGATCGAGCCCTTCGGTGTGCTGGCGGATGAACTTCGGATCGCTCGGGTGTGCGCGACCTTCTGGAACATCCATCGCGGGCCAAACCAGAAGGCTGCGACTCCCCGCGACTTCTCGCCGGTTCTCGCCGCTGCAATACCGGAGCCAGAGCCGATCAACGAGGCCGATCCGAAGAAGCGAAGCGCGCTGATCATGGGTCTTCTTCAAGGGGCGCGGCGTGGCTGACGACGCGACGATAACCGTCAAAGGGCTCAACCAGCTCTTGGGCGAGCTGCGCGACTTTTCGGACAAGTTCCAGGAACACGCGTTGAAGGGCGCATGCGCTAAGGCTTGCTCTGTCCTGCGCCAGGAGGCGATTCGATTGGCCCCTGAATGGGAAGAGGCTGTGTCGGCAGGCCATCCGCCGGCCGGCACGCTGAAGAAGTCGATCTACCAGACCAGGTGGACCAGCCAGTGCGGCCGAGGCCGCGAAGTCTGGTTCGTCGGTGTGCGCAAGGGCAAGCGCTTCCGCCACATGGGCAAGACGGCTGGGAAGCACGGCCCGATGCAGGGCATCAATCGGGATGCCTTCTATGCGGCATGGATCGAGTACGGGCATTACACGCGAGTTCCCGCCGCCATGACGAAGACGGCCAAGGCGGCGGGCCGGGCGCTTGGCGTGGCGACCTACGTCGCGCCGCATCCGTTCATGCGGCCAGCGTTCGAGATGAAGAAGAACGAGGCGACCCAGGTGATGCGCGACTACATCGCGAAGGCGCTGAAGTCCGTTACCTCGGAAAACGTATACCTCAAGGCGGCATGAGCAATGGCTGACGGAAACAACGCGATGCAACTGGTCGTTGCCGCTTCGACTGACGGAGCGCAGGCGGCCCTCGTTCAGTTCGGCAACGTCACCGAGAAGCAGTTGCAGCGGGCGGTGCGCGAGTTCCAGAACGTGCAGAAGGCCGTGCGTGACAACGAGCGATCGATGGCGCAGGCAGCGGCAACTTCGACGAAGGCCGCGAATGATGAGGTGGACGCCGCACACAAGGTTGCGGGTGGCCATGCCGGCGTGACGCGAGAGCTGCTGGTGCTCGGCCATGAAATGAGCCAGGGCAACTACAAGAAGTTCGGCGGGTCCATGCTCGTTCTCGCCGAGCGGATGGACTTGCTGAAGTACGCGACGAATCCGGCCGCGCTCGCCCTCATTGCCGCGGGTGCCGCGGTTGCAGTGACTGGTGGCCTCATGGTCAAGGGGTCCATCGACGCCGATGCCTTCGCGAAGTCGCTGATGCTGACCGGGAATGCGGCCGGCCTCACCCTCGGTAGCTTCAACTCCATGGCGCGCGGCCTGGCGGACTCGACCCGTTCGACCATTGGCGCGTCCAAGGAAGTAATCGAGGAGCTGGCGGCGTCCGGTCGGTTCTATTCCGGGAATATGGCTGACGCCGCGCGGGTGGCCGTGCTCTTGGAGCAGGCATCGGGGAAGACGGCTCAGGAAGTCGTCGGCGACATGGCGAAGATGGCCGACGGCGCGACGAAGTGGGCCGAGGAACACAACAAGGCCTGGCACTTCATCAGTGCGGCGCAGCTCGCGCACGTCAAGCAGTTGGAGGAGACCGGCCACGCCGAAGAGGCACAGAAGGAGGTGCTGGACGCCGTAGGCGCGCACGTGGCCGGGGCAGCCAAGCAAGTCGAGGCGCTGGCCGGCTGGTGGGACCGCGTGAAGAAGGGTGCCAGCGACGCCATCGACACGATGAAGAGGGTCGGTGAGGGTGGCACCCTCGACAAGGCGATCGCTGAGCAACAGAAGCTCGTTGGCGGCCTGCAGAACGCCGTCAACGGCACTGCGGTGGCGCCGTTCGGTCGCTTCTACTTCAGCGACCAGTCCATGCGCGACGACCTGGCCGCTCAGAAGGCGTTCCTCGACCGCTTGATGCAGTCGAAGAAGCTGCAGGAGGACGTTGCGAAGGCGCAATCGGACAGCGATCGTCGGCAGGCGGCGGGCATCGATGCGCGCAGCTCGGTCGACGGGCTGCTGAAGCGCGCTCATGCACAGGATGCACTCACCGAAGCCCTGAAGAAGTACCACGCCGAAGTGAAGGCCGCGGCGGATGCGGGAGCTCCGTACAGCGCCGGTGACATCGCGGCGGGTGAAGCGCAGATCCGCAGGGACTACAAGCCCCACGTTGATGCGGGCGCGAACGAGTACCAGCGGCTTATGGAGACCGTGAAGGCCTATAACGCCGTGTCCGCTCAGGAGACGGCCGGGACTGTCGCGCTCAACGAAGCGCAACGATGGGCGATCGAACAGCACAAGGTGCTCGCTGACGTCTCCAAGAACCTCACGCAGAAGCAGCGCGAGGCGGCAGGCGCCGCGATCGACCAGGCTGCGGCCACGCGGGCGACGGTTGATGGGGAGATCGAGGCGCGCAAAGCGTGGATCGCCGAGATGAAGGCCGACGACCACGCGCAGCGCGAGCAGACGCAAGGCGTGATCGACTTCCTGTCAACCGCCGACGCGCAGATCGCCAAGATCCACGCGGAGACGTCCGAAATCGGCATGAGCGCGACCGCGCGCCAGCAGCTTGTCGAGCAGATGGCGCTCGAGGCCGAGTACCGGAAGAAGCTGGCCGATGGCGCCGACCCGGCCGATGCGCTGGCTGCCTACACGCAAGAGATGGAGGCCCTGACCGTCGCGCAGGAGCAGCGCACGAAGGCGCAGAACGATTGGAACTCGTCGTTCTCGAACGGCGCAGCCAAGGCGATGCAAACCTACGCTGACGCGGCGAAGAACAGCGCGGCCCAGGCCGAGCAGTTCATGACGAATTCGATGAAGTCCATCGAGGACGCGATCGTGAATACGGTCATGACTGGCAAAACCAATTTCAAGAGCCTGGCCGACTCGATCATCGCGGATCTCGTTCGAATCCAGGCGCGGCAAGCAATCTCTGGCGCAGGCTCCTACGCGGGGATGTTCAGCAGCGGCGGTTATTGGGGAGGCGGCTCTTCATCGTCTGGGTTGTTCGCAGGCACCGGCACCTACGCCAACGGCATCGACTACGTTCCCTATGACGGCTTCCCGGCCGTTCTTCACGAGGGAGAGAAGGTCACTAGCAGGCAGGATGTTCGGCGCGGCGGTGACGGGACGGTGATCCACATGGGCGACATGCACATCACGGTCGGCGCTGGCGTGAGCATGCAGCAGGTCAACATGGCCGTCGCTCAGGGCCAAGCGGAGAGCGAGCGGCGCACGAAGCGCCTTGTCTCGCAGGGGAGGCTCTGATGACCGCGTATGCATGGCCCTCGAACTGGGTCCCTCGCCGGTTCCGGATGTACGTCGCGCCGAACGAGCGATTCTTCCAAGGCTTCTACTCCGCTCAGGGCCAGGCGCTCGACCTGCTAGGCGAGAAGTG